CCGCGACCGGAGCCTACGCGGGTGCCGATGCGGACGGCAGCGGAGTCGGCCAGGGCGTGCCCAATACGGGCGGCCAGCCGAATGCCACCGCCGGCAACGATACAGACGACGACGCCAATAGGCCGTATCAGTTGCCCGACCTGAACCTGCTGACCAAAGGCCAGCCCCATGCGATGCGCACCCCGGCCAACGATCGCGTGATCCGGGCGCTGACTTCCACCTTCGAACAGTTCAACGTGGATGCCAAAGTCGTCGGCTTCCTGCGTGGCCCCTCGGTCACCCAATATGAGGTCGAGCTTGGCCCCGGCGTCAAGGTGGAGAAAGTCACCAACCTGCAGCGCAACATCGCCTACGCGGTGGCCAGTTCGGATGTGCGTATCCTTTCACCGATTCCCGGCAAGTCCGCCATCGGCATCGAAATCCCGAACGAGGATCGCGAAATCGTGCACTTGGGCGACGTACTGCGCTCCGACAAGGCCGTGGGCGACCCGAACCCGATGCTCTCCGGCATCGGCAAGGACGTCGAAGGCCACTTCGTGACCGCCGACCTGACCAAGATGCCGCACCTGCTGGTGGCCGGTGCCACCGGTTCCGGTAAGTCGAGTTTTATCAACTCGATGCTCACTTCGATCATCATGCGTGCCACGCCCGAACAGGTGCGTCTGATCATGGTGGATCCCAAGCGCGTGGAACTGTCCGCCTACGCAGGCATCCCGCACCTGCTGACCCCGATCATCACCGATCCGAAGAAAGCCGCACAGGCCCTCGAATGGGTGGTCAAAGAGATGGATGCACGCTACTCCGACCTCGAATTCTTCGGATTCCGCCACGTCAAGGACTTCAACGAGGCCGTGCGCGCCGGCAAGGTACATGCGCCCGCCGGCTCCCAGCGCAAGGTGGCCCCCTATCCGTACATCCTCGTGGTGGTCGACGAGATGGCCGACCTTATGATGGTGGCCAAGAACGATGTGGAAAGCTCCATCCAGCGCATCACCCAGCTGGCACGAGCCGCCGGTGTGCATCTGGTGCTCGCCACCCAGCGTCCGTCCGTGGACGTGGTCACCGGTCTGATCAAGGCCAACATTCCATCCCGACTGGCGTTCGCCACCTCGTCCGCCACCGATTCGCGAGTCATTCTTGACACGGTCGGTGCCGAGACCCTGATTGGTCAGGGCGATGCGTTGTTCCTGCCGATGGGTTCCGCCAAGCCGATTCGTGTGCAGGGCTCGTGGGTGTCCGAATCCGAGATTCGCAAGGCCGTGGAGTTCGTGCGCACCCAGCGCAAGCCGAAATACCGCGAAGACATCGAACAGATGGCCAAGGAAGCCGAAAAGAAAGACAGCATGGAGCCCGACGAGGAGATCGGCGACGACATGGACGTGCTGCTGCAGGCCGCCGAACTCGTGGTCACCAGCCAATTCGGCTCCACCTCGATGCTGCAGCGCAAGCTCAGGGTCGGCTTCGCCAAGGCCGGCCGACTCATGGACCTGCTCGAATCGCGTGGCGTGGTCGGGCCGTCCGAAGGCTCGAAGGCCCGCGAAGTGCTCGTCCAGCCGCAGGACCTGCCGCAGGTGCTCGCCTTCATCCGAGGCGAAACCAGCTCGCTCGAAGCCACCGCCCCGCAACAGCCCGAACTCGGCGAATAATTCACCCATCGACCTTCCTCTGATGAGGGAGGTGCCCCGAAGGGGCGGAGAGAGAAGCGCGGCCACGCGGCCATCAGCACGCAACCTGATTCCCGAATAATGGCAGTCAATATCCAGCCAATACTCACTCAAGGTAGAAGTGTGGGGGTAACGTGAACACTATGGATGAGAACACAATGGACAAGCAGTCATCGCCCAAATCATCGCTGTTCGACGGATGGAACGCGCCGCCGAACCTGGTCACCTACTCGCGCATCGTACTCGTGGTGTTTTTCCTGACACTCGACATTCTCGCCGGTGCCTGGGGTGAGAACAACCTGACCATGCGCTGGGTCGCCGCGGTGCTGTTCATCATCGCCGCGTCCACCGATAAAATCGACGGTTGGATGGCCCGCAAATACAATCAGGTCACCGAAATGGGCAAGCTCATGGATCCGATCGCGGATAAGCTGCTTACTTGCGGCGCAATGATTGTATGCTCCGCGTTCGGCGAGCTCGGCTGGTGGGTAACCATCCTGTTCCTGATTCGCGAAATTGGTATCACCGTTATGCGTTTCTTCGTCATGGAGCGTCCGGGCGGCAAAGTCATCGCCGCCGCATGGCCCGGCAAGCTCAAGACCGTATTCCAGTGCGTGGGTCTGTCCATGCTGCTGCTGCCGTTCTGGTCTCTGGGTAACGGACAAGCCACGCCGTTCTGGATGACCGCTTACTACTTCCTGACCTACGCCATCATCTACGTGGCATTGGTCCTGTGCCTCTACTCGGGTGCCGTGTACCTGTACAACACGTTCGTCGCCCCGAAGCGGAAGTGACGGATATTCCAATGCGGGAATTGTGCGACAGTCTCGCGGCCGGCATCCTCAAGATTTGCGAGGCGAACAATACGAAAATCGCCTGCGCTGAATCCCTGACCGGTGGCCTGCTTGCCGATGCGTTCGTGCGTATTCCCGGCGCCTCCAACGTGTTGTTGGGCTCCGCTGTCACCTACGACATCAATGCCAAGGCCTCGATCCTGCACGTGGACAAGGCCCTATTGGATCGAGAAGGTGCCGTACACCCCGAAGTCGCCCGGCAGATGGCCGTCGGTACCGCTCGCCTATACAGCCAGCCGGAATACGGCGACCGAATCATCGGCCTTTCCACCACCGGCGTGGCCGGCCCCGGTCCGGACGGTGACAAGCCGGCCGGACTGGTGTATGTGGGCCTGCGCGTCCCCGCAAGCCTCACCCCGGACCATGCCGAAGTGCTCAAAGCCGTCGAACTCCATCTTGATGGCATGCGCGAAGAGATTCGTCGCCTCACCGTATTCCACGTTCTGCAAAACTTGAGTCTATTCACAGCACACGCTTCACGCGGGTTTTGACGAGTGGTGAGAATCGTTGGAATGGTGCGGAAAACGTAGGTGGCAGTAGGCCTCATACGGGTTTCATTGCGTGGTGCTGAGTTGCGGGAATACCCGCGTTATGCCGCGTTTTACACCCAGATAGAGTGGACTATAGAGTGGACTCCCAACAGGGAGGGAACCCAATGGCCGCAACGAAAAGACGCCGCACCAAGGGCGCGGGAGGAGTGTTCAGGGACAAGGCCGGCAAATGGCATTTCCGCACCGAGATCACGGCCGACCCCGGCACCGGGCGCCGCCGCATCATCGAGACCACGGGACTGGTCAAATCCGACGCCCGCCAACGCCACGAGAACAAGCTCAGGGAATACGAGCGCACGGGCATCATCCATTCCAATCAGTCGCCCTACCTGCGCGACTACATCATCCGATGGTGCGGGCAGCGCCGCCGCGACCTGAAACCCAACACCTGGTACAACCTCGACAAGCGGTGCAACATCATCGCCAATATTATCGGGGGAGTGCGGCTCGCCGAGCTCACGCCCGCGCACGTGCGCCTCATGATGGACAGGCTCGGCCGAACCCGCGCGCCGCGAACCGTGCGCGAATACCACGGGATACTCAAACAGGCGCTCGACGACGCCGAACTCGAGGAGCTCATCGACCGCAACCCCTGTCGCAGGGTCAGGCCGCCACGCTACGAGGAGACCCCGCAGAGGATACTCGACGAATCACAGCCCAAGGAACTGATCGCCGCCGCCGTCAAGGCACCCATGGCCGGAGGCAGGCGAGGCCCGCACGACTCCCCGGAGGACACCGAGATGTGGGCCATCCTGTTCGAACTCGCGTTCGCCACCGGCATGAGGGAAGGCGAACGATACGCGCTCATGCCCTACGAGCTAGAAATACGCGACGGCATACCCGGCATCTTCGTCCAACAGCAGCTCCAGGACTACGTCGGCGGCGCCGACGCGGTGATACCCAAATGGCACAACGCCGTCCACGTGGTCGGCGGACTCTGGCTCGTACCACCAAAATCCAAGAAAGGCGTACGCTTCGTGCCCATCACATGGAACCTGTGGAACCGGCTGTGGAACCGCATCATCATGTTCGGCATGCACCCCCACCAGTTCATCTTCAACAACCTCCTCGGCCGACCCATACGACAGGAACAGGAAAACCGACGCTGGAGAAACGCCCTCCAAGCAGCCGGCCTCCCATACGTCAAAATCCACTCCGCCCGCCACTGGACAGCCACCAGAGTCGCCGAATCAGGAGCCAGCGAAGACGAACGCATGGCCGTACTCGGCCACACCGACATCCAAATGACCGCCCGATACACCCACTGGGGCACCAAGGCGCTCGCCGACATGATGCGCGAAGCCATACCCAGCCTCACGGATGACAGTGATGACGTGTCATAAAATGCCGTATTCAACACCCGCAGTGCCGCGCTCGTATCATTTTGCGACACGCGCGGGCAATCCAAAAATGGGACGAACTTATGCACATTCCGATAAAAAATGTGCACAAGTTCATCTAATACGTGTAGATTGAACATACAGCATGCAACGGGAAGTCAGGGAAAGAGATTGCATGCTGCGATAGGAGCAACCATCATGGCAGGCGCAATGTCTTTGAATCGCGTCATGGCGCTTATCGGAAAGTCTGTCGTATCCGATTGGCGTCGTGGATTCGCGGCGTATCCATTAGTCGTCGGTATAGAACGGGCTAATAGATATCGGAAGAAACGGTGATATCGCAACACTGAAATGGGAATAAAGAACTCCAGACGCAGAAGCCACGATATCGATGCGGTGCAGCCCGACGAGCCGGACATCTGGGAAGAGGGCAAGTTCACGCCAGACCCGGATTGCGATCGCTCACCCGTCAGATACCGCACCGTCACGGGACCCGATGGTTTGCCGACAAACGCCAGAACCATTTACGTCGATTGGCGCAAAAGCGGTCATATCCATCGATTCTTCCAGTGCATACAAGTCAACTTCGACGAAGAAACTATTGATGATTCTCTTGAGATTATCGAAGATGACGATTCCGTCCCCGATGAGTCCAAGGGGCGCGCTGATATGTGGCAAGCCGCTGAGATCGACTGTTCACACAATATTTGCCACATACATCCCAATGGGCATCATCCGCCAAGCGGATTGCCGGTGGACAAGCAGTTCATCCATCGGCTGGATTCTCTTAAGGATGTGAGGTATGCATGTGCGGTTTCTTCGGTACTGATCAACACGATAGCAATCAACGCAATGAAAACATGTGGAGGTGAATGGGATGAACGAACAATCACCGGAATTGCAGAAGGCGCCGTACAAACACTACGACGAGCTGAATCTATTCGAAACTCGCATTGACATATCCATGTCAATGGGATTGCTCGATGACGTGCTGACCGTTCGTGACGAGCAAGGGAACTGTCCCATCGTCGTCGCATTGGGAGAGGAAAAGCTCTACTTTCTCGTGGAACGAGTCAAAGCGATAGGCGGATGCGCCAATATCCTCATCAAGATGGGGGATCAGGTGACGATGATTGCTTCTGAACATTTCAACGGCGGAACATCCGACGCCGAGGACTTGTCCGATATCTCCGAATGGGAAAACGGCGATACCACCATTGCCATGTTCGTGACATATCTCAGGACCAAACCAAACGGCGTGATAATGCCGCGAAGCCTGCCCAAAGGACCCGAAACAAAAATGCTGTTGGGAGAAAAACCAGTATCAATGGAATCGATCCCGGCACTTGTCTGAATCCCTACAAACCAAACCGCCCCGGCGCTCGCAGAGCGACCGGGGCGGTTTCGTGTTTAGGGCTTGATTCGCCCGACACGGGATTTATTGCTTGGCCGTCTTGACGGTGATGGTGGTGCCGAGCGCGGTGGTCTCCCAGCTCACGCCGTCGGCCTCGCTGTAGGTGAAGTCCTTGGTGGCGTCCTGCGAGGCGAGCAGGGATTGAGCCATGGTTTCGGTGTCGCCCTGGCTGGTCCACTTCCAGTCGCCGGCCTTGGTCGGTGCCTGATAGGTGCCCTTCCAGTAGAGGCTCTTGGTGTCGGTGCCGATCCAGTTGACCTCGATGGTGTCGCCGCTGATGGTGGCTTCCATGTATGAGTTCGGGTCGTTGGAATTGGTCTGCTTCCATATGCCGGTCAGATCGGCCGGCTGGGGTTTGGGCTCTTCCTTATTGGTCTCGGTCTTTGACGTGCCATCGGATTTGGCCGGTGCATCGGCCGTAGTGCTTCCCCTGCAAGCGGACAGACCGGTAAGCAACATCGCCGCAACAAGCAGTGCGATTGCCTTTTTCATGATTGGTCTCCCTTCGTGCCGGACATTGTCGTCCGACATGACTCAATCATATGGCGAAACACAAGAACCAAGGACTCATCCCGGTGCTCGCGGTGAGTCGTCGGGATGAGTCCTTATATGGCTCGGAAGCTACGCGGCGAGTTCCACGGGAGCCCGCTCTTCCAATTTGGAGTAGGGGATAACGGCACACCGTAGTTGCGGAACGCGGTGAGCGCGCCGCGCTGCAACGGCGTCTGCCGGTCGTCGCCGATGACTATCAGCCGGGAATCCCTGCGCTTGGGATCCTTCTTCGTGTCATCCCAACCGAACATGATGTCCTTCACGGCGTCCTTGTCGAATCGGTTCGGAGCCTGACAGAACCGGGTCGGATGGTTGGCGCTGCGCTGGAACAGGAAGTCGAAGCTGTGTTCGTAGCTGGATACGCCGCGAATGCCCACGTTCGGAGTGTAGAACACCTGGCATGAGTCGAGCTTCAACGCCACATCATCGGCGAAATAGGACAGCACCCTCTTCTGCGAGGTCTCCAGCATGGAGCCGATATCGGTCAACGCCTGCACGAAACGGTTCATCGCGTCCGGACGGCTTCCTTCGGTCTCCAGGGTGATCTGCCCGTCATCGCCGACCATGGCGCCGAAACGCAGGGCGAGACGATTGATGCGCTCGCGTCTCGATTCGGTGATGGTGACGCCGTTGAGGTCGAAGGACGCCATCGTGTACCCGTCGTCGGTGAACGAGGTGACTCCGTCGGTGGTGCGGACGTAGAAGCAAAGGTCGTCGTTGGAGCGGTCGAGGAACGGCAAAGTGACCTCGCGCCATTCGCCGACGTTGCGCACGGATGATTCGCGTTTGAGCCATTCGCCGTATTCCGCGATGAGCTCGTCGGTGGCGGTGGTCTCGTTCATATCAGTTTCTCCTGGAAGTCCGGTCTGCGGATGACGTTGAATCTGTCCAACAGCCTTATTGTATCGTTCACGAAGTCCGGTGATTCGATGTCCGCAGTCTGGGCGTTCCAGTCGTCCTCGCCTTCCTTGTAGATGTGCCAGTGGGTTCCGCTGATTCTCTCGCCGTCGGGGTTCGTGTGGGTCGAGCCGTTCACGCATAGCCGCAGCAGGGGCACGCCGAGCCGTGTGATTCGAGCGGACATGGAGTGGCGGTCGGCGTTGATCGCGCCCTTGAACACGGCTATGGTGAACTTCTCCCCGTCGTCGCCGAGCACGTGGAATTCGGCGTTGCGTTCTCCCGCCGCGGGCATGACGAACAGCTTCTCCACCGAGTTCTTCACCTCGGCGACGAGACGTTCCGCCTCGTCCTGCGAAAGCGTGTAGATCGGTTTGCGGTTCTTCCTCGACATTTCCCTTTTCCTATCTGAACGCGGTCGAATGAATCACTCGACGTTAACCTTGTCCTCGGCCTTGATACGGTCGGCCCAAGCGTCGATATCGATGTCCTCATGACCGGCTTCCGGGGATTGTCCATCAACAACAAAGCGCTCGCCAGCGGGTTTCTTTGTTGATGCGGTTTGTTGTTCGAGTTCCATACGTCTTGCCTCGGTGATGATCTCGCGCAGGGTTTGCACCGGATCGGCACCGCAAGCGTCGCAAATGGCCAAATATTCCGACATCCTGACCGGGGCCTTGAGGCCTAGCCGTATATCGCGAATGCGGTTGTAGCTCACAATGTCCCCTATTTTGGCGGCCATTGTGCGGTCTGAATATCCGCTTTGCTTGATGAGCTGAGTCACTTTTCTGTATGCAGCTTGATCGAGAACGGACCACGAAAATTTTTTCATGAACTAATTCTATACGCGACACGCTATCACATGCAAACAATGCTATCACGTGCTATCTTAAAACCGTCGTTAGATAGCACGTGATAGCAGAGGTGGTTGAGATGGCACGGATCGATTACAGGAAGATTCCGGTCAGGGAGCTGTATCTGTACATGAATCTCGTGATGGGTTTCTGCACGGATATGCGTCGCCTGTTGCGCGAGAGGAATCTGACCGCCGAGGCAATTGACAAGTACGAGATGACGGCGGTCAACAACCTGATTGTCGAGGTCAACCACCGATCGCAGGCAGCACCTGAGCAGCAGTCAGGCCCCACACCACAGCGTTCACCCCGACCTGAGCGATAAGAGGAACCATGAACTGCTCATTGAACTTTTCCCACACGGGATGCTTCTTCGTTTTTGTTTCGGCCACTCGCAATGCGTTGCACAGTCGGTCGAACGCCACCGACAGCTTGAAGTCGCCGGTCAGCTCGTATTCGTCCAACGCTTCGCTGGCTTCGCGAATCAACCGGGACAAGTACGCCAGCAAGTCGGAGGGCAGACTGTCATCCGCACGGACGCATTTGACGGCTTCCTCGATCATGTTCCGCATTTTTTGCCGGGCATCCTCGGAGTACGAGACGGTGGAAGCCGATAGTTTTTCGGCTACGGATTGCAATCCCATGAGATCGCCGTCGGTAAGTTTCTCCTGCGTTTTCGTATGGGTGAACATCGACATGTCCCACTGCAGTTCATCAACGTCCATGAACGTGTTCAATGCCGATTTCTTCCACCGTTCAAGGCATGACCTCATCAGATGCACATCCACACCCATGGACTCCCATGAGTCAATCGCTGACTCGACTTCGCTGAGGGCTTGCACGACATCAGGAAACCGATACCCCTGCCTGTCGGCTTCGTCAGTCGTCCCGGCCTCGAAAAAGCCAATCAGATACTCAGCTGCATTCACCGTAACCACCAATCAGTCAAAGGAACTAGCACATGTCTAACCTACCAGCAGTTGAAGCCACGAAACGTGCCGTGCACGACACCCGCACCCGAGTGCTCCTATCCAAAACCAAAATGACCAGCATCGCCGAAGCCTGCGGCCGCAACCGCATGACCGTCGCCAAATGGTTAGACGGCGACGACATCAGCCTCGCCGCATACATCGCCGCACAACAACTCTCAGGCGGCGACCCAATCGAAACACTCGCCAACGCGCTCAACGCCGACAACACCGATCCCGCGCTCGCCGCCGAGAACATCATCCCGGCGCTCGCCGAAGGAGGTGCGAAATGAGTGGATATAAGGCAACCCCTGCGGTGCAAGCGCAGGGGTGTGGTCACGGCCCGTTCTCAGATCTGTTCGAAGCTGATGGGGCATCCGGGCGTCCAGTACGCAGTTACGTCGTTCCCGGAATCCGCGAGCTTGCCGCTGAAGACGACCCCTCCTTGCGTCCTGGTCGACGTGGTGAGCTTCTGGGAGATCGCCTGCGTTTCGGCGTCGTCGAACGGTCCGATCAGCTCGTCGTTAAAACGGATATTCCATTGCGCCATGTAATCACCTCCCTTCTTTGCGTGGGTGCCCTCATTGTCTCGCTCGAACTCGCCGGCAAGGAGGTGAAGTGATGGGAACCGTCAGCACCCGCATTGAAGAAGGGGACGGTTTCAAAGTCCTGAGATATGGGCTCGGGAGCATCGTTCTCATCATCGGTTATCCCCAGTCGGAAAGCGACCTGATTGCCGCGCGAGATGCCATCGCCAAACAGTTCGATTACGAAATCAGCATGAACGGGCGACGGCACGGCGGACATCGTTCCGTCCGCGCCGCCGCCATGCCGGAGTCAGTCGTCGATCTCAACCAGCGACCACCACAGGGCGGCACGCGGATTGAGATAGATAAGAGACCCCTCGGGGACACCGAGAGCCCGACCTCGAACCGAAACCACGCCACCCGACGCGGCGGCGCTCTCCAATTCATCGAGAATCTTCGACGGATACTCTTCTCCCGCTAAATCGACAAACCGTCGCTTATCGGCGGTCGTCTCAAACACGAGTCGATACGTCATTATTCTTCACCTCCTCTCATTGCTGGTAGTTAGGCAATGTCCAGCTTAGGGGAGGTGGGCCAACGCATAAATCAAGGAAAGGAAGTCCGGGATGCCCATAACAGCTGAAGGAGTGCGCACCGACGGCAATCCGGTGCCGTTGTGGGAGCGCGAGACGTTGACGCTGCCGCAGGCCGCGCAGGTGTTCAACATCGACTACGACGGCCTGCTGGTCGCGGTGAACCAGCGTGACGTCGATGTGTTCCGCCCGTTGAACAAGCGGGGGGAGCCCGGTCGCAGGCATGTGCGCAAGGAAGAGATGCGCCGTTACATCAAAACATTGGAGGAATAGATGGACTCCCATGATTACGGGCATCACGCCTCCGGATACAGGAAGGCCGATGGCGGCCCGTCGAAACGGTTCATGCGTCACCTGACGGTGCTGGCGGTCGTCCTCGTGGCCTGTCTGGTGTGGGTGATGACGCACGAGGCATGCCGCTACCCGTTGGGAAACGGCATCTGTTCGCTGGTCGCTTTCATTGGCGTGCCCATTCGCCTGATCTGCCTGCTCGAGGCCGAGGCGGGCGTCGAATAAGGACTTGCCGGGGTTCCTATTCTTTCCTTCCCCGGCAATCGACAAGGACAGTCGCTAACACCATCGCGTCGTACTCGGAGCAGCGGGTGCGGCGCATGTGGGGCCGGCA